GTCCTTTTGCTTTGTTCCAAAAGAATTTCATAACGTTCTCCTGTTTGTTGCTGTGTATGTGTATATAATATCCGATTTGTCAATTCCGGTCAACCGTTTTATTGGCTTGATCAACTGCTGCCTGGGCATCTCGCTTGCCCGTGTATCCAGTATGGTGCCAGGGATATCCATGCAGCACCGCAATCCATCCAGGGCTCTTCTTACCGTAGTAGGCAGAAGCTTTGATAATGTAGTGCATTACCAAGCCTCTGCGGTGATCTCGTAGCCCTGTTCACGCCGGCTCTCAACCCACTGATCAAACTCTGCGAGGTGATCATCACCGTGATTGCGTGTCTCAGTGCCCACAGGTTCGCGCTCACGGAAGACGTCATCTTTGGCGAAGATATCCACTTCATAGTCCTCATTGATTTCCAGGATCCAGTTCCGGTAGGCCAGGATGGGATCTAGACTGCTCATGAGCTGGCGAGTCACTGGAGTAGGAGTCTGCCACACACCTCCGAAATATTCTTTTTGTGTTTCACGTTGACCAGTCTTGACCACTTGGATTTCACGAGTGGCCAGGAAATGAATGTTGGTGCTCATGGGTTGCTCCTTATAATCCCAGCAGTTCACGTTCGAAGGCAGTCAACTTGGCTAATGCTTCCTTCTTGGCTGCTTCACGCTCTTCTGCCTTACGACGATCTTCATCCAGCTGATCCAAATCCCACATCAGACTTTCCAAGTCTATCTGGGCCTGCATAGAGTGTACTGGAGACAATGTCCAACTGTCACGACCTTCGACCAGTAGAAACTTGTTGTCACGTACTGTGAGTGTAAAGAAGTTGGGATTCTGTGTAGCCCGCTCCAATTGTGCCATCAACAGGCCTGGAAAGGATGCGACTTCTTCTGCCTCACGCAGGGCCATGAACTCTTCGTGCTCTGCTACCTGCTCTGCTTTTGTCTTACGTTTAGCCATCTCTTGCTCCTTAACGAATCTTCAAACGCTTCATCATATCAACAATCTCAGGCCGGTTCATCATCTCGTCAAACTTGGCCTTGGGATCGTACATCTCGCCAGTCTTGCGATCTTGCACAAGGTTAGCAGTGTGACCATCACGCACCCGGTCTTGTTTCTGCTGGAACTTTGCGATCTCTTTCTTGCTGGGTTTCATGTGTGCTCCTATTACTTGAAATAACGATAAGGCAGACCCAGAGTCCACGCAAGATAGTCATTGTCACCACCGGTACCTTCTGCTTCGTGGATCCAACGCAGGGCCATCTCACGATCCTTGGCACCGCAAGCGATTATGCTCTGCATCCGCATCTCAAAGTCGTGGCAGGCTTTATGCTCTGCAATCTTGCGCTGAGCTTCGTTGGCTTCAATAGTGATAGCCAGGTGCTCAAATTCGACCTCGAATGCATACTCAGTCCAGTTGGATGTATCCACACCACGTGGGCGGAAGCCGTATGCATCTTTGTGCATATCCCAGTAGATGCTGTGCAGTTCTTCTTGGCGTGTCATTGTTTCAAACATTTTGCGTCCTTTAGTGTTGCTGCGTATGTATGTATTATAACCGATTTGTCAATTCCGGTCAACCGTTTTGCTTCACACGCACATCAGTGTTGAGTGCAGGTGTGTACTGAGCAATCAGCTCGCGTTCCAGTTTGTGTGCAGCCGATTTGCCACGCACAATGTCTACAATCACAGCGGTGATGCTGTCAACACCTGCCATGCGAATTGCGTCGTACAGGCGCCAAGATTTATCCTCGGTGCGCGAGCGATAGATATGCTTGTTAACACGGCTACGCAGGCTCATGGGGATTGTGCGCTGAGTCTTGGCAGTGATACCAATGTAAAACTCTGTACCAATGTGCAGAGCGTACACGATATGAGTGCGATCAACACGCTTTTTACGAGTGGCTTTTGTTGCTTCCATACGTATATTATAGCCGATCTAGCAATTTTGGTCAACCAAAAAGTTGTGGCTTTTTTTACAACAATATGTGGTTTTTTTGCAACACTTTTACTGTGTGTAGTTCTCAAGAAAACGGTCCAGATCCCCGTACAAGTTGGCTAAAAATGCTTCTTTGGATCCGTAGAATTTGATATTAGGATTCTTTCTATCTAGATTGAGATAATATGGATCTTGTAATCGTTGATCCAACTGCACCAGGAGTTTGGGACGTATTTGTTCTGGTTTGATATCAAAATTATAATACTCGATATTCATTTTCTGCATCACAACATAACCATGAGGACTAAGTCGCATACCTGCACCTTGACGACTATTACGCCACCAAGTTTGCATGGCCCAATCCAGTCCGGGGCGCTGTGATTCGGGATACTGCCGAATCAGTGCTTCAGTGATGGCTTGCTTATTTCGCATTGGGATATATTTTATCCCCTTGCTTGAGTAATACCACAGAAAACTTTTCAGTTCTAAACTGAACATTTAGTTTACGTGCCAGGTTGATTGCGTGTCCTGGATTTGAAAAAGATACTTTTTTGTATTTGGGACCTGGATACTGAGTCAGCAGATTTGAAGTCTTGAGATTGATCGGTTGATTATCAAAAAACACTGCCCAGATACCTGCACTGGCCAATACCTGTTCAGTTTTATAGCTCTGCTTGTTGGTGTTCTCTATCAACACTGATGGTTTGGGTCGGCTCATTCATAATACTCCTACATTTATTTATCTAAAATGTAGGAGTATTTAGAAGTCTTTGCCGCCCAATTCTACTGTAATAACTTCTTGTTGTTGTGCAGTCAACAATCGATTTTGCAAGTCTGTCATGGTCAACAGCAGCTTGGTTATATCAGCATGCAGGTCTTTGGCATCTCGCATGGACATGATGAAGTCACGTTGAGCACGTGCCTCATGTGCCTTTACTGAATCAACAAATCGATTGATGTGTATACTCATCGAGTTTGCAGATATGGGTCGGTGTTAGGAGAACTTGTTAAAGGAACCGTTTTTTTTAAGAATGGTTTCAAGTTAGGTGGTTCCCAACCTTGGGGTTTGAGCACCTTGCCATCTTCGCGCTTGCGCACCTTGCCATTGGCTTCGATCTTTGCAAAGTTAGTGGCCATGACTTCTTTCCAGGCGCCTTCACCATCGGCACCCATGCTATGTATAGCACCAATGGTCACAACTAAAATATCAATTAGTGCGTCCAATGTTTCTACATCATCTGGTGCGTCTTGTAGTTCTTTAAATTCTTCTTCAATTAGACTAATGTACATGTCGAATTGTTTTTGATCGCCTGTAACGCTCTGATCGCAGGCCTTCATAAATTTCTCTTGATCTTGAAAAACATTCATTTCTTATTTTTCCTTTGTTGTTGTGCTATACGTCTAGCTTCTGACCAGGGCTTTCCTTTGTTATGCCCTAATAACTTTTTTCTTTCTTCATCAGTGAGATTTGCTATCATAGTTTTTCGCACCTCTCTCATCTTATTTTTAGATTCTGCCGAATGAACTTTCCCCTTAAATGGATTGTTCTCCTTCATTAACTTACTATGATTTTCACGACGTTGTTGTGCAGCTTTAGTATCTTTTTGTATTTCTTCGTATGTCATACCTTTTGTGTTGCCAGGCCTACCTTTGATGGATCCACCTTCTCCTAACTCTGGTTTTAAGTTGGCCCACTCTGGATTATCTACAATCTGCCATAAATCACTGTAATAAGACCCCCAGATTCTTACTTCTTCATTATCTTTACATTCTTTTAATATTTCAGTGCTAACATCGTTTCCATGTTTTTTAACATGTCTTAACCAGCGTATGCCAGAACCTTCATATTGGTAAGGATTTTTTACTGTCTTGCCTAAATATTTTAATCCAGTTTTGCGATGAGTTTTTATGTACAAGTAAATCATACTATATTTATCATAGTAATGGGTTTGTCATTTTATTGCTTAATAGAAATAGGATGATTATTGGCTTCTTCTCGGGTATAAAAGGGACCTTGGTACGGATAACGTTCCAAAGTAATGAGTTTAGGGCTTTGTACAATGGTCCAGGTGCGACGTTGCTTGACCTGATACCATCCGGCAGCATACCACGAACGTGACTTGCGATTCTTGGTATACAATGGCAATTTATGTTGCACATCCCAAATGGGATTGTATACTCGAGATCCTGATGGATAACCTTGTACTTGAAAACTAGCAGGTTCTCGATTGGGTTTGTTACCCACTGCTGGAAATTCAATATCAACTTGTTTGCGGATCATTGCAATGGTCTTGAATGGCATGACCTTGTTGTTGATCCTGACTGAGAAGCCATCTCCTGTGGCTTCGATGTTGCCGACTTTTTTATCATCCTGTGTGAGGATGTAAAACTGATCTTTAACTATGGGTTTGGCTATGATGCTCATCTAGTGTTCCTTTGTAGGTTTCGTTGAGCCAGCGAGCATATTGCTCTGCTGACTCAGATATCTTGTTGAGTTCGTACTTGCCGCAGAACTTCATGAATCTCACACCAACTTGACCAATGTCCTTGTGGCTGATCTGTTCACGTATTGCGCCATCTACTTTGGCTTTGATATCTTCTGGCTGTGCAGTGAGATCAATCAGCACACGATTGCGTTCGTAGTCGTCCTTCACACGATGTTCAACACCATTGTGGTCAGACCAACGTTGCAACATGAGATTGTTCCAATTGAAGCCCTTGCTATTACGGTCTTCAAATGCTTCTTGCAAGCCAACTTTGTTTTTGGTGCCTTTGGTTCGCACACCCGGGTAGGCCGAAAATACGTTGTCGGAAGTATCGCCACGCATGCATTTTTCAAACAGCAGCCATTCAGGATCAGGAATTGCTTTGTCTGTCTTGGTCTTTTTGTCTTTCACACGCTTGCCCTTGGCATCAAAGATGCCATTCACTGTGTGAAGTTCGTCAGTAATGCCATTGTACTGACTGACATTGGGCGCTATTAATTGCACAAAATCTGTATCTGATGAAATCACATAGTGCTCATCTTGTGGATGCAAGGCTATCCAACGAGCAATAACGTCGTCTGCTTCGGCTTCTGGATGTCGAATAACACTACAGTTAGTACCATCGGCCAAGTATTTAGTGAGGCTATCGTAGGTTTCCCAAAACAATTTGTCCTCTTCTTGTTCTGTGTCCGATAATGCAGCACGAGCCACAGCACGATTCTTCTTGTAAGGCGCATAAAAGTCCTTGCGCCATGATCGCCCTTCTAGTGCAAAAATCACGTGATCTGTTTGAAACTGTTTGTGTACTTTGTTCACACTGCTCATCACAATATGTAAAGCATATCCTACTTTTTCCCACGCATCAGCAGCACGGAAAACAGAGTGTCGAGCACGGAAAAAGGTATTAGCTGTATCAATCAGGAGATATCGCATGGGGATCCAATATATTGTTTTCTATACAGTATTGTAACACAAATTCGGCCCAAAAGCAATGGGCATCTTTACCAAAATGCCATGAACCGTTACTAACCGGTTCAAATCGATCACGCAGGATCTCATTATATGTGAATTCTAAATACGGTGCTATGTATGAATCTTTCCAATCCAGCTGCTGGGCGATACGATCAAACGAATTGTTGCCGTTGAAAAACACATGCGGTATTTTCATCTCAGTCAGTTCCTGATGCAGTTGCCAAATTTCTTGATGCCAGTATTGTTGACGCTGATTCCAATCCACATTGACCACAAACTGCCGGTATCGATCTTGAAAGTCTTTTGGTACCCAATCTAGTCCTGAGCTGCCTACCTGCAAGTATTCACCGTTGTGTAACCACTCTTCTCGTTCCCAGGTGCTCCACTGTATGATTGCCACAGCTGATTCCCAGGGATACAAACTTCGCATCCAAGCCCGTGTGGTACGTAGGATTCTATAGTTAGAAGCAGCAGATTCGGCATCGCAAATTAGTTTAATGCCCAGCTTGTTGGCCAACTGTTGACCCCAGCTTGCAGCCAGGTTAGCAGGATGTGGGCGTCGTCCCAGTTCTGGATAGCCATCATCTTCGGCAAATGCAGCAGGTGACACTGCTTCTGCACCTGCTGTGTGGCTATCACCGTTGACGTACAGTTTCACGATACTTCAGTACGACCGCCACCAATGTCTGTGCTACGTACCCATACACCACTCTTGCTGATGGCTTCTTCTTGTTCCCAAGTTTCCATCACCACATGTCTACAAACATTTTGGAACCAACGGTCCACAATCTCTGCGTCCGTGTCGTCCTTCTTGATCATGTATCCAGCCTTGACCAGTCGTGCCACAAAGATCTCATTCCAGTCCAATTCAAATGCGCCTTGATGCAAGTTGTCTAGATCCACATCCATACTGAGAATGTTCACGTAAGGCAAGTTATTTTCAGTGGCCTGTTGTTTGGCCGACTTGGGTTCTTCTTTAGTTGGCCGAACTCGTGGCTCTTTGGGCTCGGGCAATTTGGGTTCTACAACGGGTGCGGTTTTCTTTCGAAATATATCAAAAAATGCCATATTAATCCTCTTTTACTTCTATCCAAGTATAATCGCCCAACCACTTGACTTGTGCGATGTATTCGTAATGTTCGGGCGCACTACTGTTCCAATCATTGGGGCCTGATCTAACCAAGATGGTTTTCTTTTTGTTGGTGTCAAACACCAACCAATAATTCTGTCCATGATACGTTTGAAACTGATACTCAGCGGCATGTACTGCATCTGTTATCTCCAGTCGGCGTTTGATATCTTGTGCCTGTGCCTCTAGTACCTTGACTAGATCCATGATGCGATTGTATTCCTGTTGAGAATGCATTCTGGCAACATTGATCATGATGTCCTTTTGTTTTTCAACAGGCACAAGATCAAACTTTGGACCCAGCGTGGATGTGGCATAAGGTGTTACATTTCTGTTGAGAAAATGCACCAGTGTACCAGTTGATTCACTGTCAAAACTGCTCACACCATTGGCTGAATTTTTAGTCACGAGTGCTTAGAACAAGTCAACTTTTTCCCACGGCAAATGGGCTTTACCAAAATGTCCGTAGTTTGTGGTATCGCTGTAGATCGGACGGAACAACTCAAAGCGATCAATAATTCCTTTGGGAGTGAGATCTACCATGTTTGGAATACTCAAAGTCAGATGCCTTGCTAGAGCTCGATCCTCACATTCCACATAGAAACTCATGGGCTGTGCTAGTCCAATTGCATAACTGATTTGCACAGTGGCCCACTTGGCTCGACCACTGGCCACAATGTTCTTGGCCAAGTACCGCATCATGTATGCAGCACTACGATCTACCTTTGTGGGATCCTTGCCTGAAAAAGCACCGCCTCCGTGTGGACTGTATCCACCATATGTGTCCACAATAATCTTGCGCCCAGTTAGGCCAGTGTCACCGTCGGGACCGCCAATCACAAAACGTCCGGTTGGGTTGATATGGAATTCTGTATGCTCATCCACATACTGCGCAGGCAAAATATCACGAATAAGAGTTTCCACATTGGCTCGTAATGCATCGGTGGTAATGTAGTCACGATGTTGAGTAGAGCAAACCACCTTGGAGATTCTTACAGGAACACCATCGTTGTTGTATTCAAATGTGACCTGACTTTTGGCATCCGGGCCTAACCAATCAAGTTCTGACTGCTTGCGACGATACGACAACATCTCTACAATTTTGTGACTCCAGTAGATAGCACTGGGCATGAATGTATCAGTTTCGTTGCAGGCATATCCAAACATCAAGCCTTGATCACCTGCACCAAACGTGTCAGTACCTAGTGCGATATCTGCTGATTGTCCATGCAGTAGATTGGTAATCTCAACTGTGCGCCAGTCAAATCCTGATTGTTCGTAACCAATATTTTTAATTGTTTTACGAATTGTTGAATCAACTTCTTCATCATGCAGCACACCCTTGTACTCGCCTGCTACTATAACACGGTTGGTTGTGACCAGGGTTTCGCAAGCACATCGTAACGCAGTATCTTGCCTGGACATAACCAAGTCCAACACAGCATCACTGATAGCATCTGCTACCTTATCTGGGTGCCCTTCAGACACGCTCTCACTTGTAAATAAATAACTCATTTTTTCCTTTTTAAATTCCAAATCAAAAACTCATGTTTATCAACCCAATAAGTTTTTATCACCTGATCTCCTGGCCCATAAATGTACTGATCTGCAACATATGCACGTTTACCCCATAATGATTTTCCGCTTAGGAAACATTTTTGTGGAAGCCAACATAATTTTAATTCCCACCCCCGGGCTCTATTCAATCCCCAATCTTGATATTCTTGGGTTTGTTGTTCACGTGCCCAATCTTGCTTAACCCATTCGTGTTGTGTCATGTGCCCCACTCGTTCTTGAACAACGGAACCTGTAGTCGATCACTGTAGCGCCAACCTTGATTCATGGCCATAATAGCCACAGCCTTGTTGTTCAACGAGTAAACACTTTCCACTCCACCAACGGGCATCAAGTAC